CGTTCCATCAAATCTATTTCATTAAATCTTTCAGGGTCAGTTGGTTGTCCTTCTTTGTTTAAAACATTACCAATAATAGTAGAAAGTTTATTTCCATAACCAATAATCTGTTCTTTAGTTGGATATAAAGCTGTCCATATCTTTGTCTTGTAGCCTCTTTCATCTAAAGAGTTATATAAAGACATTTCAGTTTGTGGCGTACCTAGAAATACAATACGACCTACTTTTGGTTTTATAATAGCGTCAAATTCTTTTACTGTCTCACTAAGCCTGTCACGCATGAGTTGTGTTTGCGAGTTGTTAGCGGACTCTACGTCATCTGCAATAATTAAGTCTGCTCTTGAACCTGTTAGCTGTCCTGTAATACCCATTGATTTAACACTAGGTGCATGTGACGCTAGAGCAGGTGCAACGTCAAAGCTAACCTTTGAATGACGTTGATTGTCTCTGGGTTGTAAGTGCTGTAGTAATGGCATTTCAGCAATAAGTCGCTGTGTAAATGTACTAAAATCGTCTGCCCTGCTTTTACTCGCTGATACAACTAATATGTTCCTTTGTGGATTAAGTAATAATTGGTGACATACAAAGGCTGAAGTAATCCATGATTTACCTACACCTCTAAATGCCTGTATAACCAGACGCTTTTCGTCTGATTGTAGATAGTCTGCAATATCGTATTGAACTTTAGTTGGTTCTGGTAAGTTTAAATGTTGCCAACATAAGTACAAAAAGTTTTTAAAATTCTTTATTCGTTTATCCATCTGTATCAAATGGTACTGTATCTAAAATGTTATCAGGTTTTTCTCCTATGGTTGTCTTGCTGTATGCTTTACATACATCTAAACATACTTTCATTTCGGAAGCTGTTAAGTCTTCTCCTGATTTTAATTTTTTATGTGCGTGTGCTACGAGTAATTTAGGTAACTCTTCTATAATGTCTTCTATATTAGGGTCTGCCTTGTCCTCTATATTTTTTTGCTCCACCTTGTCTTCTCCTGTTTTTATTCATGCTTGAAGTGTTTGGTCTACGACCAATGGAAGTCCCTTTTATTGTTTTTTCGTAGTCAACTACTGCACCATACTTAGGTACTTTAGCCATATTAGATTGCGATAAGTATTACTGAGTAGATAATAAAAGCAATAATAGCTTTTTTGTTATTCTTAGCCTGATAAATTAGTTCGTTTTTCCAATCAGCAGGTGTCTTTCCGTATATAATCATTAGTTTATTCCTCTACTATTTTGTTAATGTGTAATTTGCCATGAACTATCTCTAGTTCTGCCATGACTTCTCTACAACTCCATCTTATTCTATCTGGGTTTGTATTTCTTTCAGCTTCACGCTTAAGCTCCAAACATTTTCCGATTGAATCAGTAATCATAAATTCGTATGGTTTATCACCACTCTCCTGTGTAAACATAAGTAATGCAATTACTAACGCAGTCTTCATATTGTTCTCCTTTAATGTGTGCCGTTGTTTCTAAGTTTGTCTATTATTTCTTCTGCTTTTTTTAATCGTTCTTCAAGAAAAGCAACTTGCAATTTTAATGCTTTAATTTCTGGTAATTCAGCTTCTACATCTGTTTTAAGTTTGTCTTGATTTTTACTTACAAACTCAACAAGCATAAAAAGCTCTTGTATCTGTGGTGACACCATATTACCTTTAGGTACACCTACAATAAATTCATTTGCTGATTCTAAATCAGACATCATAAGTTTTTGCTCAGTCTCAATTACATTTAATCTTTCAACTACTGTAAATGCAAACCATGCACCAACTAAACACGCTGACACTATGCTAATTAAATTTTTCATAGGCATAGATACAGGTGTGTTCTCTGATATTTTCATTATTTCCTTTTCATTAAATCAACACCCTTAAGTCCATATATAGAACCCACGACACCAATAAATAATCCTTGATACCAAAATGGTAGGTTGTTGAAATTTGCAAAGAATAAATCTAGTTTAACTTGAATATCTGGGTCGTTGCTAAAAACACTATAGCCCAATAACAAAATAGGAATGGAAATAAGTACCAATACAAATTCGTCTTTCCAACCATTATCGTTACTTGCGATAACAGCTTTTTTATATTCGACTTCACCTTTTATTATTCTTTCTACATGTTTTTTCTCAGCTATTGCTTCGAGTTCTTTTGTTTCTTTTTTTGTTTGATAAATATTAGCCGCAGTTTTTATGCCAAAGCTAAGTAAATTAAGTATTGGTAGTGCCATAAGTGTCTCTCCTACATTCAAAATAAATTGATATTTTTCTTTGTTTAAAATCTTCGTCTATATATTCTGATATTTCTCTTATTGATTGATTACAATTTTCTATTGTTACTATTGGTTGAGTCAAAGGTAAGTATCCTTGCATACAAAGATTTTGTTCTTCGACACCAACTGCTAGAAAACAAACAGTTGCAAATATCTTAAACATTAGAATATAAAATCTCTAAGAACTATTGCTAGTTGACCAAAGACCATAAGTCCTACAGTCCATAATACTTTGTTTATAGAAGCGATTGATTTTTCAATATGAAATAATTGATTGTTTTTAATTGTATCTAGCGACTGATTGATAAGTTTTATATCACCTTTAATTCTTTCGACTTCAAGGTTCAGTTCGTTAGCGTCTTTCATTTTATTTTTTCTCTTACGTCTTGATTATTGTTTATTATTCTGATTTTGGATTTGCGTCTTTAATAGCTTTTATATTAGCTTTCCAACCATCAACTCCATTATGATAAATGTCATCTAGTTGCTCTGCCATAGATGGATAAGCTGATTTTCTAGCTTGTAAAGCATCAGTATTTTTATTAACTGCTTCTGCTTTAGCTGTGTAATCATCTTTAATACTATCCCATGTAGGTTTAGCATCAGAGTTTGTATCTCCCCATTCTAACTGTTCTTCTAATTTTTCATTAGACCAAACAGTATCGTATGAAGCATTTTTAATACTAAATGAAACATCATTACCATAAGTTTCTTTTAAGTAATCCGAAAGTTCGTAAGTTATTTTATTTGTCATAATTTATTCTCCTATACTTGTATTACAGATGGTGCTGTACTTGTTGCTGAACCATCTACTTCTGTGACTAACAAAGATAAAATTCCTCTATAACCTGCGTGTGCTGTATTATTATCGTTGTGTGTTCTGTTTATTTTAACGCTATTATTTGTTGCTCTAATTGATAGAGCAAATTTAACATTGTTTGTAGTGTTTGGATGCCAAATACCCCACGCTTGAAATTCAATAGCGTTATCTGCATCTCCTCTCCAAAAACCTGCACCACCACCAGACCTTGTTCTTGAGCCAGAAGAATTTCCCTCATGTAATGTAGAGTAGCTTGAACCATTGTCTGAAGATACTTGTAGAACTGGTGCACCACCATCATCTTGAGTAGCACCATGAGCTTGACCTTGAATAATAAATCTACTTGCTGTTGATACAGGACTTATGCTAGATGAAGTCACAATTTTTGTAGTTGTGTTTGCAAAATCGTAAGTATTTTTTTCTTGAAACAAATATACATTTTTAACTGCACCACCTGCTATGTTTCCCCAAACTGGGTTAGCACCAGAACCTTGTGTTTTTAAGAATTGTCCACTTGTTCCTGCCGCTAGTCTTTGTAATCCACTTCCATCTCTGTAAAGTATATCACCTTGTGTTGTAATTGTAGTACCAACATCTGTACCATCTGTTCCTTTAGCCGCTAGTTTTGTCCAATAGGAAGCATTAGACGTAGCGTTACCTGTAGAAGCCTGTATACAAATGAAAGTTTCATTTCCTGAAGTGACAATATCGTCAACCACATAAGCTGTGCCACCTGCGTATGCACCTCTGAATACTGGCTTAATTCTTCCTAAATTTACTGTTGCCATTATTTATTTTCCTTTTTTGTTATTGTTGTTGTTGTTAGACTGCCACATTCAAGTTGCCATTTGCGTCAACTGTAAATGTTAGTCCTCGTTTTGCTACCAATGTTTCATCAAAAACATCTGACTGAGTTCCGTCAGCATTTGCTAATGATAAATTATCAGCACCATTTGTGTAGTGAACAACTAAATCCTCACCTTGAGAACCAGAGCCATTCGTTTTCTTAAATCCATAAAAGTCAGAAGACCCTGCGTCACCAAAAGTTAGTTCCGTACCTGCCGCATTTACTACAACGGCTTTCTCTGCATTGTTAGCTATATCACCAACTATGTCAGCTAAGTCTCTGTTTTTTGTCATTTAAGTTTCTCCTTATTATAAAACTATTGTATTAGCTTCATCTTCAGTTAATGCTTCTCCTGCAATTAACTTTGCTTTAGCATTAGCTTTTAGATTTTCTTTTGCTGTAATA